AGATTACACAAGGAGATATGAAGATCCAAATGTTAACTGGAACTGCTGTAATGAGTAGACCAGTTGAGCTTTGGAATTTATTAGTTTTAGCTAAACAAGAAAAGAAGATAGCAAAAGACTGGATGCACTTCATAACTAGATACTGTGGTGGATATAGAGGTAAATTTGGATGGGTTACAGATGGAGCTACAAATACATTAGAACTGAATAGAAAGCTCAGAGAGGTGTGTTATATACGTAGAGAGAAGAGAGATGTACTCTCTGAATTACCTGATGTAACAAAACAAGTTATTCAAATGCCAATTACAAATCTTGCAAAGATCAAAAGAGCTTTGACAGACTTCATAGCTTTTGTTAAAGAGACTAAAGGAGAAGAGAGTGCTGAGAAAGCTCAAGAGGCTGAACACTTAGTTGCTTTAGGAACTATGAGAAAATTAGCTATTGAAGGAAAGCTAAAAGCTGTTGATTTATATCTTAGGGATTGGAAACAAGCTGAGAAAGGTAAATTATTAATCTTTGGAATTCATAGAGAAGGACTTGATTATCTATCTGAAAAATTCAAAAGCAAATTAATTGCTGGTGGAATGAGCAGTAAGGTAAAACAAGAAACAGTTAAGGAGTGGGTAGAGAATGATAATATGTTTCTATTTGCAAATATGCAATCAGCAGGAACTGGAGTAGATGGATTACAACATGCATGTTCAAATATGCTAATTCTAGAACTACCTTGGAGACCGAGTGATTTAACTCAAGCAATTGGAAGATTGGATAGGAGTGGACAGAAAGAACCAGTTACAGTTTCTTTTATGTTAAATGATGATACAATAGATAAAGAGATGTTTGAAATGATCTCAGATAAGGAGCTAGTAACTGAAGCAGTAAACAAAGGTGTTGATATTCGAAAGAATAAGTCAGGATTAAAGTCTGTGATGAGAAAGTTGTTAAAAAGGGGAAAAAAATAAAAAATATTTTATTGCATGAATAGGAGCCTTAGGGCTCCTTTCTTTGTTTTGTTAAAAAATAAATGAAATAAATGTTGCTTTGAACTTTGGTTTAGGAGTATCTTTATCTCATCAAACAAATAAAAAAATAGAAATTATGTTATCAAACAACACTTTAGAAGTATTAGAACAAAAATTAGCTTACGTAAAATCTCAGTTAAAAACTGAAGGAAAGTATTTAAATCCACAAGGGATGGTAATTATCAACAGAGAATTATCTTCTCTTAAAGGTAAGATTAATGAAGCTAAACTTAGACACTTTGTTGGAAAAACAACAAAAGGAGCTTTAGTTTACACAGCAGTTAATCCTTATGGATCTACATCAGCTGATAAAGTACTTTATATAGAGGGTCTTCCAAGTGGATGGGATGCTGCTGCATTTGATCAAACAAGTGGAGCTGAACAAGAAGTTATGATTGATGGAGGTCAAGAGTGGTCAGAAACAATTATCTTCAACTAGAAAAATACAAAGAGGGATATGGACCACTCTCTAACTGGTCCTATTACGAATAAATACAATATGAGAATATTAACAATTTTATTATTTGTGATTTCATTAAGTTGTAAGTCACAAGAGCCACAAAAAGTTCATGCTACAGTTTACAATGCTGTACCAGAACAAACTAATTCAGATCCTGGTCACACAGCATTTATGTTTGAGTTAGATTTACAAAATCCTTACAAGCACAAAATTATTGCAGTGAGTAGAGATTTATTAAAAAAGTATCCTAAAGGAACCAAAGTACAAGTACAAGGTACTACCTATGATGGGATTTTTATTGTAATGGATAAAATGAATAAGAGATATACAAATCGTATTGATCTGTTGATTAATCAAGAAATGCAGATTGGCAATTGGCCAGATGCAACAATAACTAAAATCTAGTAATATGAAAAAGTTTATTTTAGCGATCGATTTTGATGGCACAATAGCAACAGATAGTTTTCCAGAAGTAGGAAAGCTAATCAAAGATGCAGATAGAATTATACAAAAGCTGTATGAAGATGGTCATGACATAATCATTAACACATGCAGAACAGGAAAGTATGAAGGATTGGCTGAGTACTTCTTAAAGAAGAATGATATACCATATCATTACATCAATAGTAATTTACCAAGAGTGATTGAATTCTTTAAACAAGATTGTAGAAAGATTTCAGCAGACTATTATATAGATAATAGAAGTATTGGTAGATTACCAAGTTGGACAGAAATTTATAAAATAATTAAAAAAGATAGCTTAGGCAAATAATTTTAGTATCTTTACCAAAAATACAATTATGGCAGAAAGGTTTAATGTAAGTGAAAATAGGTTTGAATGTCTCAAACAGCTAATGGCAGATGCCAAGGCTGGGAGGAAGAAAATCTCAGCAAAGCAACACAGAGAGTTGTTGAACTTAAAGGCAGCTTATAATGGATTCTCCAAAGACTTCGATCTACAAACTACACTGAGAGTAATTTCTCACTTAGAAGATATGAAGGCAGGAGAGGCAGCTACAAGTAGCGACTTAATTAGATTAGAGATATTAAAAGATAAAATCTTAGGACATGAATAAGATTATAGCATACACAGATGGAAGTGCAGTAGTTAGAGGAGTGGCTAAGGGTAATGGAGGTTTTGGAACTTATTTTCCAGATCTGTATGGATCCAAAGCTGCCTTTAGTTTAGGTTTTAAAACAACTAAGACTGGACGTATGGAAGTGTCTGCTTTATTCTATGCAATCAATGCTATCAAAAAAGATAGTGCAGTAGAACTTGTTATTTACAGTGATTCAGAATATGTAGTCAAATCCTTTACAGAGAATAGATTACAAAAGTGGATTGCTAATGGATGGAGAAATTCTGGTGGCAGTATTGCAAACATAGATTTATGGAAGCCAATTATACAAGCATTGGAGGATAGACCTTTGATGAAGCTAACAATGATTCATATTAGATCTCATCAAGTCGAAAAGGAGAAGGATCCATATAAGAAAAAACTTCTAATGAAGGATCCAAACATTATTGGAAACATGATGGCTGATCAATTAGCTGATTACAAGAGACACAAAAATTTATTAGATTCAGATAAAATAAGTATTAATTAATAAAACCAAAATTATGAGTAAAAAATTCAACATTGATTGGCAAACATTTGACTTTGCAGTAATTGATATAGTTGGTGAATATGAGGGTAAGGGAATTACACAAATTGTAGGACTTTCTAGAGGAGGTTTACCATTAGCTGTAGCACTAAGTAATCAACTAAGAGTACCAATGGTACCAATCGTATGGCAAACCAGAGATGGAGCTGTAAGGGATATTGAGGGTTTAAACAAACTTGAAAATATAGAAACTACTTTATTTGTAGATGATATTTGTGATTCAGGATTAACTATTGAACAAATAAGAGAAATTTATCCAGATTCAATTTGGTGTGCATTAGTAAATAAGAAACCTGGTTTTATAGATTATTCACCTCTTGAAGTAGATGGAGATGAATGGATCGTGTTCCCTTGGGAATAATTAAAATAAATGTAGCTTCGTATAATAGGAGTAGAGTATCTTTAACAAAATAAAATAATTAACTAATAAAACAGACGAAGCAAATGAACACAAAAAAAATGAACATCTTTAGAAAGAGAGTCTCTCTAAAGCCATATGAATATCCTGAGTTGGTAGAATATGTAGACGCCATACGACATTCGTATTGGATCCATACAGAATTCAACTACACAAGTGACATACAAGATTTCAAGTCAAATCTTAGCACAGTGGAGCAGGATGCTATAAAAAATACAATGCTTGCAATATCTCAAATAGAAGTAGCAGTTAAGAACTTCTGGGGAGACATCAATCAAAAGATGCCAAAACCTGAGATAGCAGCAGTAGGAATTACATTTGCAGAAAGTGAAGTAAGGCATCATGATGCTTACTCACACTTGTTAGAGATCCTAGGACTGAATGAAGAGTTTGAAAAGTTAGGAGACAATCCAGTAATGATTGGAAGAATCAATTATTTAGATAGAGCACTAAAGAGAACTGATGATAGCGATAAGAGCTTCTCTGAGTCAATAGTTTTATTCTCTTTATTTATAGAGCATGTATCTTTATTCTCTCAATTCTTAATTATTATGGCTTTTAATAAACATAAGAATGTTTTAAAAGGAATTTCTAATGTTGTAGAAGCAACATCTAAAGAAGAACAGATTCATGGAGATTTTGGAATTGATCTTATCAAGATTATTAGAGAAGAGAATCCAAGTTGGTTTGATGATGATCACAAAAGAATGGTAGCAAGAATATGCAGAAAGGCTTTCAAGCATGAGAGTAGATTAATTGATTGGATATTTGAGGGTGGTGAATTAGATTTCTTACCTAAAGATGTAATAAAGGAATTCATTAAAAACAGATTCAATAATTCTTTAGAGAGTGTTGGAGTTGAAAAAATATTTGAAGTGGATCCAATATTATTAGAACAGACTGATTGGTTTGATGATGAGATTATAGGAACCAAGCATGGAGATTTCTTTGTAAAGAGATCAATCAATTACAGCAAGAGAACAAAAAGTATAACAGAAGATGACTTATTTTAAACATATATAAATGAAAGAGAAAACAGAATTCAATTGGCTAACAGAGAATAGTCGTAAATTTTTAGGAGCAGGATACTTAACTGGAGATCAAACACCAGAACAGAGAATTAGGGAGATAGCAGACAATGCTGAAAAGATTTTAGGGATCCCAGGATTCTCAGATAAGTTTTATGGATATATGTCAAAAGGATATTACTCTTTGTCATCACCAGTTTGGTCTAATTTTGGAAAGCAAAGAGGATTGCCAATTAGTTGTTTTGGATCCCACATAGCAGATCATATGGGTGATATATTATTCACTCAGTCAGAAGTAGGAATGATGTCAAAGCTAGGAGGAGGAACTTCTGGATACTTTGGTAACATTAGAGGAAGAGGAGTTGAGATTAAGAACAATGGTAATGCTTCAGGTTCGGTTCATATGATGCAATTATTTGAAAAGATGGTTGATGTTGTAAGTCAGGGCTCAGTAAGAAGAGGAAGATTCTCTCCATACTTACCAGTCGAGCACAAGGACATTTTAGAATTCTTAGCAATAGGAACTGAAGGTAATCCAATACAAGAACTGACTCATGGAGTAACAGTTGGGAATGAATGGATGGAACAGATGATTGCTGGAGATAGAGAAAAGAGAAGTATTTGGGCTAAGATCTTACAAAGAAGAGGTGAGATTGGATATCCATACATATTGTTTAATGACAATGCAAATAATGGAACAGTTGATGCTTATAAGGATAGAGGTGATAAAATTCTTGCAAGTAACTTATGTACAGAGATAATGTTACCATCTAACGATGAGTGGTCATTTGTATGTTGCTTATCTTCTATCAATGTAGTACACTATGATGAATGGAAAGATACTGATGCAGTTGAGACATTAACTTATTTCTTAGATGCTGTGATGGAAGAATTCATTACAAAGTTAGAAGTATATAAGGACTCAGATATAAGAGATGACAAATTGACATTCTTATTTATGGAGAAAGCATATACATTTGCAAAAGAGAATAGAGCTTTAGGATTAGGAGCTTTAGGATGGCATTCATTATTACAATCTAAGATGTTAGCATTTGATAGTGCTGAAGCATTTAATTTGAATAGTGAGATCTTCAAAGTGATTAAAGAGAAGTCTTATAAGGCATCTGAAGAGATGGCACAATTATTTGGAGAACCAAAAGTATTGAAAGGGTATGGAAGAAGAAATACAACGTTGAATGCAATAGCACCAACTACATCTTCTGCCTTTATATTGGGACAAGTATCTCAAGGTGTGGAGCCTATCTGGTCAAACATCTATGTAAAAGATATTGCTAAGATAAAGACAACAATTAGAAATCCATTCTTGGAAAAATTATTACAAGAGAAGGGATTGAATACTTCTGACGTTTGGAGAAGCATTAGAGATAATGATGGATCCGTTCAATTTATGAGTGAATTAACACAAGAAGAAAAGGATGTATTTAAAACATATTCAGAAATTGATCAACTAACGATAGTTTATCAAGCAGCAAATAGACAAGTCCATATCGATCAAGGACAGTCAATTAATATTATGGTACACCCAGATATGCCAATTAAAGATGTAAATAAAATTTACACTACAGCATGGGAGTTAGGCTTAAAGTCTATGTACTATCAACACAGTATGAATGCAGCTCAGAAATTTAAACAAAAGAAAGAGTGTGCTAGCTGTGAAGGTTAAACAAACACAAATAACATGAAAAATAAACTCAAGCCGTTAAGGCAAAGGAAACCAAAGGTAACTACTACCGTTAGAGACATGAGTAGATACATAAAGAACGACACAGGATTCACTGAAGATGATATCCTCGTTGTGATAAAATCTATGATTAAATTCATAAAAAGTAGGATGCTAAAAGGATTTGGTGTATCTTTACCAAAATTAGGAATTTTTTATCCATTAATCAAACCAGCTCGAACAGTTATGAGTATGAATGGTGGTATAGGAAAGCCTACAAAAATGAAGATGTCAGATAGATGGCAAGCTAAATTCAAAACAAGTGAAACATTAGATAAGGAGATGGCTAAAAGAACGCCAACCGAACAAGAGGTGAGAAACCTTTATGAAAACTAAAAACCAAAACTATGAGTAAGTACACTGGAGAAAAATTAGACTACGTTGTAGCATTGCTAAAGAAGGATGAAGATCTTTCAATAGCAGGAGCTACCAAACAAATGTGTCAACAGTTTGAGATCAAGTATAAGGACTCTGTTAGAAGAGCAATTAGTCGACATATTAAACAAATGAGAGACGATCAAGCATTGGTAGATTCAGAGTTATTTGAAACTGCTAAGAAGAAAGTCACTGAAGACAAACAAACTTTCTTAATTTCTTGGGCACAAAATGCAACACCGATTCATAAGAATTTTATGAAGAACATGAAAGCATATGCTGAAGAATTAGATGCTGGTATTCATATCATTGCAGGAAGATATTCTAATCCAACTTCTATCTTTACAGATAAAGATAAGGATTGGTGGTCTCCTGAAGTGGTACCTTATTTAGATGCTGCAAGACATAATTTACATAAGTACTTACAAGTGCTTAGTGATATTAAAATTCCACCAACTGGATCCACTCCTCTATCAGGATTGAATTCTGTTACTGGATTAGAGTCTTGTATCGTTGGTCATCCAAGACAACAAGTAAAGTCTTTACCAATTTTGGTAGGATATCCTCACAAGCTATTATTAAGTACTGGAGCTGCAACTGTGGCAAACTATACTGATAGCAAGTCAGGAAAGAAAGGTGAATTCCATCATAGCATTGGATTCGTTATTGTTGAATTGGATGGAGAGAACTTCCACATCAGGCAAGTAAGTGCTGATGATAATGGAAACTTCTATGATTTATACAAAAGAGTGAAGAATGGAATTGTACTTGACAATGTAGAAGGAGCAGAAGCTGCTGTACTTGGAGACATTCACATTGCTCACAATGATGAGAGAGCAACTGCTGTATCATTTAAGTTGTTAGATCAAATGAAGCCTAAGTCTACAATGATTCATGACATTATTGATTGTGAAAGTATATCACATCATGAAGAGAATGATCCATTCAGACTTATGCAAAAGGAAGAGAATGGGACTGGTGACTTGAAGAAGGAACTAGAACAAATGTTAGAATGGGTTAAGTTGAGATTGAAATACAATTTGGTAATTGTAAGATCCAATCATGACGATTTCTTAGATAGATGGTTAAAGACTGTTGATTGGAGAAGAGCTCGTAACAAAAGAATGTTTTTATTTGGTGCTAATATTTTAGCAAACCAACCAGTAGCTCAAAGTAAGGGAGTGATATCCTTCTTACTAGAAGATGCATTTGGAGACCAAATTAAGACCTTAGGATTAGATGATTCATATAGAATATTAGGATGGGAACTTGGAGTACATGGTCACGTAGGTGCAAATGGATCCAGAGGTGGTCATAACCAATATAAGAATATGAATACAAAGATGATTACTGGACACACTCACTCTCCTAACAGAGGTGATGGACACATGACAGTAGGAACATTATCTGGATTAAGAGTAGGATATAATAAAGGAGCATCATCTTGGATGCATGCAAATGCTTTAATTTATCCTGATGGCAAAGCTCAATTGATTTACATTGTTGGAGGAAAATATTGTAGAGATATGAAGTAATTGTCAAATATTATTTTAAGAGTAAAGGGGCACCATAACTGGTGCTCCTAAACTTTTTTAAAAAAAATTTCGTTTTATTGTTGTCAGAACGATATAGGTAGAGTATCTTTATGTCATGGAAATAAAATCTACAAAATTATCAAACGGAGTAACATATGGAAATGTAAGTTTCAAATGTGAATTAGAAGACAGAGATAGAAACAACTGTTCAGTAAGATCTCTTGCAACAGCTTTTGAAGTACCTTACAAGAAAGCATTTGATGGTGCTGAAATGATTTGGGATAGACAAATAAATAAAGGAGCTAGTTGTTTTGGAGTACACAAAATGGCAAACATGGGATGGTTATGGGATAAGCAAATAACTAAGATGGGACAGATTGTAAAGGATGAAGATGATAATGAAATGTTCTTAGGAGAAAAGAAGTTAGGAAAATGGTATCCAGTTGGAGGTGGTGAGAGAAAGTTTAGAAAGATGAGTACTGGAACGTTTTTTAAGACGTATAAGGAAGGAACTTTTATTGTTAGTGTAAGAGGTCATATGTTTACAGTAAAGGACGGAGAAGTGTTAGGAAACTATGAAGATGCTTTAATGTTGAAAAGACCAATCGATGTTGCATTTGCAGTTGGAAGTGTAGCTAACAGAGTAATCAAACCAAAAAGAATTAAAGGAAAAAGAGTTAGATAATGAACACAGAACAGAAACATAAGTTAGTAAAAAATTTATCAATCATAGGTTGTTTCGTTGCAGCCTTTGATTTAGATAAAGAAGAAACGTACAATCGCATTGTACAAATGATAGAGAAGGGTGAGGAAGTAATAACTTTCAAAGAATGGACCAAGTATCCAACTAAAAGTTTGGGTTGCTTAGATCGTAAGTATTGGGCCAAAGGAGGAAGTGTAATGAGAAGAATGAGTTTAAAGACATTCTTAAAGGATTACAAAACTGGATCATATTTAGTAACATTAGATAAAGAAATGATCTATGTGAACAATGGAATGATAGCATTTGGAAAAGATGTTTCATTAAGATCAGGAATAGTTAAGGCAATAAAAATAACTAAATAAATATATAAGATGGCAGACAAGAAAGTAGAAAGTGTACAAGAAGAAATATTATTTGAATTAATGGTATTGGCAAGTGAAGCACCAAAGGAGGATAGATTAATTAGCATTGCAACAATAGCTGCACTAACTCAATTCACTCCTGAGGTGACTGGGTACTTTATAGAAACAGCTCAGCAAATATTTGCTAAGGAAGGATATGATGCAATGATGAAAGTGTATTCAGAATTATTGTTTGCAAACCACAAAGAGGAGTTGGCTCTTGATTTGAATGAACTATCAATAAAGCTATCATAATGAAAGAAGACTATGCAAAAGTATCAATGATGCTTGATAAGGAATACACAGATGCACAATGTAGAAATTTAGTCAACTGTATCATGAGTGAAAATATTGGCCCAGATGATGTTTGTAAAAGTCTTGTTGGGTTAGGAGTTAACTTGAATCTGTCTCATGAGTTAGTAGAGGAAAGTGAAATGGATGAAGATGGAGAGCTTGAGACTTTTGAGACAAGTGAGTTTCAGAACTTTGTTAATGAATCGATTGAGTCATTATTATACAATAAGGATACTATGAGTTGGGTAAAGTTTTATAGGAAGACTTTATTACAATTTGAGAAATATGAACTATTACACATTTTAAAATTAGAAAAAACATGGAATATTTAGAATTTAAAGAATTTCTTTTAGCAGAAACGTTATGCGACTTTGTCAACTATAATGCGATAAAGGCATTAACAATTACAAAAAGAGGAGAGTATTTTGTATTATTTTACAAAAAAGGATTAGATTAAAGTTGCTTTGTATGTTCCAAAAAGAGTATCTTTGTGAAAAGATAAAACATATATTATGAAAAATTTAATTATAAGTGTAGTATTAATTCTAGGAATATTTACAAGTTGTGAACAATTTGATGAGATAGATGAGTGTGGAACCATAACCAACTATGATTATGAATATAGTAACTTTGTTGACCAATTTGGAAACCCAACAGATACTTATTACTATGTATGGTTAGATGGAAACAAACACAGAGTGAACTTTGCTACATTCAGTGAAGCAAGATTAGGAGATGTAATTTGTATAGAATACTAAGATAAATGACAATAAACATAACACAAATAAAAGACTTGTTGAATAGTAAACTAACTGTAGTACAGAGAGGTTTGCTAATCACAATTCTTCTAGTAAAGGATACCAAGCCAGAATATACATTAGCCAAGTTGAAGTCAGAGATTAAGATAAAGGAATACTACCAAGATCTAATCACACTTCATGAAGCTGAGTATATAGTATGGAGTGGATATGCAGCTGCAAAAAGATCGTTGAATGAAAAAGATGATCCTAATGTAGCTGAAGTAATTATATTTATGAATAAGTTGTATGGAAGAAATTTCAACCCTGATTCTAAATATGCAACAAAAGGACTCAGAGAAAGATTAACAGAACATTCAGTAGAAGATATCAAAGCTGTAGTAGCAAATAGATATGTAGAGTGGAAGGATGATGCAGTAATGGAAAAGCACTTGAATCCAACTACAATATTTAGACCTAGTAAGTTTGATAAATATATTGAAGAAGCCAAGAGAACGAATAAAGGAGAGTCTTTATTATTGGCTGACAAAATTAATCTAACACATGGGACAGAGATTGAATTCTCAATGAGTGAACACTTATTGGATAAAGATGTATATGCAATTAAAACATATGACTTAGACAAAACTGGAAACAGAACGACAAGTGGAATGTTTAGTAAAGTATATGGAAAAGACCTTAAAAAGATGTTAAAAGCTCAACAAGGAAAACAATCAAAGGAGAATGAGTTTATTTACCAAGAACAATAGGATATGATATTAGATAAAAAAGTAAGTTTCTTTAAGACTACCAAACACACTGATGTGCTAGGAAATTTTCCTATCAGTCAGGCCCTACAATATATTAAGGGAGGTAAGTTCAGAGAGAAGATTGACAAGGTGAGAGCTGGTCAAAAAGTATTTAAGACTCAGCTTCCAACTGTTGCAATGCATGGTATTTTTTCTCATGAGAGAAAGAAGGATCAATTTGTTGAAGCAAGTGGACTGATCATATTAGACATTGATGATGTAGATGTTGATAAGTTAGAAGAGATTAAACAAGAGATAATGGATGACTCCAACTCAGTAGTTGCTGTGATGGTTTCTCCTTCAGGTAATGGAATCAAAGTTTTGTATTACATTGAACCAGATTTAATCACTGCAGATAATTATAGACAGATTGGAAAGCAATTGGTACAAGATTTTATGATCTATGGAGATGTAGATTATTTATCAGTAACAGATTGTTTGATTATGACTTACGATCCAAACATACTAATAAATGAATTGGCTGAGCCAGATCAAATATTGGTAGAGGAGAAACAAGTAATTGTTGGAGAATTAGAACCTAAGGATCCAAACAGAAAAGTTTGGGATGATGCTGAAGAATTTTTTGAAACAGTACTTGCAAATAATATAGAAGAGAAGACAAATAATAACTTCCACTACATTCAAGTTGCAATATTGGATCTAAAGAAATTTGGATTTGAACATCCTAAAGAAGACTTAACTTTTGTAATAGATTTTGCTGAAGCATGCTTCAAGAGATCAGCTGACAATAAACAGCGATTCTTAGAAGTAGTTGAATTGAGTAAGTCTTATCAACAAACTCAATGGCCTTATAAGTCAGAGAGAGAAGTTGTAGAAGAAGTTGAGAGTATTGATTACAGTCAATACCAAGATGATGAAGAGGGAGTGTCTCATATAGTAGACGAAGATGGAACAGAGATAGAGGTAGAAGAAAGTGGATTAATTAATTATGAAGGACTATTTGAAAATGTAGTTGAAGTAATTAAAGAAGGTGATAGAGTAGGATTCGAAACATCACACAAAGCATTTTCAGACATCTTTAGATTCAAAGGTTCGGGGATCCTAACTGTCACTGGTATTCCAGGACATGGTAAGACTGAATTTGTTGATAGCTGTATTCTTGATTTGGCTAGATTGCATGGACATGAAAGTATTGTGTGTGGATTTGAACAAACTCCTGAAGAGCACATTATTAAATTATCAAGAAAGTTAATTGGAACTGATGTAACTTGTAAGACTTGGTTTAATGAAAACAATATGCCTACATTAACGAATGCATATAGATTCATTACATCTAAGATTAAACATATTAACTCTGACAAGGTTGGAGGAGATGTGATTAAGATTCTAGAGATTGCAGCACAACAAGTAGCTGAGTCAAGAGCCAATGGAGGAGATCCAAAGTATCTTGTAATTGATCCATTCAACATGCTAAGCATTAAAGGTAAGTTTAATGGACATGAAAAGATTGAAGAAATCTTGAGAAGACTAACACAATTTTCTCATCAGATGAAGATGATGGTTATTTTAGTAGCCCATCCATTTAAGATGAGAAAGGATGAAAAGACTGGAAACTATGAAGTACCAGATTTTTATTCTGTAAAGGGATCCTCAGCATTTTTTGAAATGTCTTATCATGGATTAGTCGTTTACAGATCACCAGGTCAAGTACTTGTAAGAGTATTGAAAGTTAAACAAAACAACTTAGGTAGAGCAGGAGCTGAGGTGTACTTTGATTATGAAAGAGCACCAGGTCGTTATATACCAAAAGATGAAGAAGGTAATGAACTTGGAGGAGATCACAGAAGTAAAGACTGGTTAACAGATGTATTAAAAAAAGAGAATAAATTATGAAGAATAAAATAAGTGGCCATAGATTTGGCTTGATATTATTAATGGGACTTTTGGGTCTTTTATTACTAGCAATATAATGAATGATACAGATTTAATATATGACGAAGAGTCATCGGAAGAAAGAATGAAAGCAATTGGACAGAATGGTAACACTGGAGAGCATTATGCAAATATTGATGCAGTTCTTAGTAAAACATTTGACAAAGAGCCAACTTGGACACATACTATTACAAAGGGAGATCAAAGAACAATGAGCCAAGCGGTAAGTGGTTCGACAGCAATTGCAAATGAACAACAATTGCCTGATGCAAGAAAGCATCAAATCATTTCATTCATTAAGTCAGGAGTAAGATTATTTGGATACGTACTATTACCATTTGATATAGTAGCAGCAACAGTAATTTTATTCATGAGTGAAGTAATAGGAATTTTGGAAGAATTAGTTTAAAATAAATAAAAAAACACAATGGCATTAAATACACATCAAAGAAAAAGAAAAGGAATACATTCAAAGAATGCATCAAAAGGTCAGACTAAATACAAACAAAAGTATAGAGGACAAGGTAAAAAATAATTAATCTAATAACATAGAATAAAATGTCAAAAGTAGAATTAAGTACATACACACCAGAAGAAATAATTGCAATCATGAATACAGAAGTTAATTTCGAAGAAGTGGTGGATGAACAATTAGTTGATGATCTAATTATGATAGCAGGATATACAGAAGAAGAGGCAAGAGCGGCTGCTAAAGATATCAAGAAAGAAGATCAAATTAAATTTTAATTAAAAATAAATTGGATTATCGTTGTGAGAACTATACAAAGAGAGTATCTTTATGACATCAATAAATTATAAACCAATTTAAAAATTAAAATTATGAAGTACACATCAACATTATCACAGATTGCAGAACAAGTTTTTACAGCAACAACAGTAGGTCAAGCCAAAAGTATTGTAACAAATCACATTGGAGACACAAAAATTAAAGATGCTGATAAGAATTTAATTATCAAGAATGTGAATGAATTGAAATCTTTAGTAAGAGTACAAACTTATTTATGTAACTCTTTATTGAAGTTTGAAGGATTAGGATTGAATTATTAACATTTAAAACAAATATATGAAACAACAAAAAGAACAACCAGTGGAGGAAAAAGTAGAGCCAACAGAAATGGTTTTGCCTTTGGAATTAGCTCAAGCTCTATTGAATTATTTAGGTAGCAAACCTTATAGTGAAGTTGCAGGATTAGTTAATGGAATACAAGATTCAAAATTACAGTAGTATTAATATTAAAAAAGAAAAATTATGATAGTAAAGATTGTTTTAACAACAGTAGTACTTGGAGCGTTTTTAGGTTTAGTAATAGACTTATACAAGCAGATTCAATTGAACAAAGTGGCTTATCTTAAAAATGATTTGTCAAATGATTATACAAGATGGGAAGCAAGTGACCTTGCTATAGCAGCATTCGTTGGATTAGTTGCCTCAAAAGAAGTAAGATTGAGTGATGAATTCCAAGCTGTAATTTATGCAGTACTTAAAAGAAGTGAAAGAGCAGTTGATGAAAAGATTAGAAGAGTATCTACAATAGGTTCTGAAAAATCAGATGCATCAGTAGCTGACCAAGATGCAGCATTCTTAGTATTGAGTTATGAAAAGTCAGTAGCAAAGGATATGTTTGAATTAGACTTACAAGTGTCTGGAGCAAGCAACAAGCAGATTGAGACTCTAATGTCTTACTTATAGTTTTAAACAACAACACAATTATTAATAACATTAATACCAACTGCCCGATGGAGAATAATGAACAAAAAATGAAAGCCCAAGGTGTGGCTAAAGTCTACAAAGACATCCTTACCAAAGCTGGAAACAATAAGAGCGTTTCTTCAACTCAGGTTGGACAACAAATGTTATTTAATGAAGCCTTGAGGATCTATCCTGAGGTATTGGATTGGATCGATAACAAGTGTGCCAACATGCACAGAACTAAAATAAAAGAGTACTTCTCAACTAAAGAAATTTTGGTTGAGAAGATTACTCAAACTCTTTTATTCTTGTCAGGTCAGGTTCACTATGGAGAAGATCATGACAAAGGACTTCGTTCCAAGTCTCGACACAAGAGTGTGGCTGCACTTTGCAAAAAAGTTATGCCAGAATTGGAGTGGGAGAATACGTATAGATTTGTAGAGATTGTTGTAGAAGCATCTCAATACTATACAAAATCATCAAAGCCTGCTCACAAAGGAGAGGCTTATAATGTTAAGATGAACTATGAGTCTACACTAAGCTGTCAGATACTAGAGAAACTTGCAGAGAAGGCTTTAAAGGCATTCTATCCAATGCCAACGACTGAGAAGCCATTGGACTGGAATATCAATGCAGAGAACAAAGCTGTAGGTGGATATGATGAAACTGTGGGTGGATATAAAACTCATCAGTTTAAATTGATACGTCAAGATGAAAGGTTGGTAGATTATTCTAAGATATCTCAAGAGGTATTGGATTCAATCAACTACATACAGTCAACACCATGGATAGTTAATAAACCTATGTTAGAGGTTGTTGAGAGAGATTTGAAGATTCCAGTAAGAGAAGACTTTGTTAAATTAGAATATCCAGATCATACTGAATGTCAATATGAGATTGATCTTAAAGACGAAGAAGTAAAGAAGACTTTGGATAACAAGTTTATAGAAGAGTTGATCATTACAAGAAATCAATATCAAGATCAGATTCAATTATATAGAGCTGAGGCTTCAGACTTTGAAAGTGAATTAGGAAAGTATAGAGCCATCAAACTAGCTTTGAAGATTGCAAATGATTATAAGGATGAGGAAGAAATTTACTTTCCACATTCGTTTGACTTTAGAGGTAGAGTTTATCCATTACCAATTGGATTAAGTCCTCAGGGTTCAGATGCAGTGAAGTCTTTATTGTTGTATAAGAATGGTGAAGTACTTAATAGGAATGGTGCTGAGTGGGGATTTGCTTACTTGGCTTCATTATATGGAGAAGACAAATTGGACTTCTTAGATCGTGTTGAAATGGGTATGAGTCTTATGGAAGCAGATTATAAACAAGCTGATGAGCCATATCAATTCCTAGCACATCAACTATTACTTAAAGAGGTAGTTGAAGATCCTTCAATAGAATTTAGAGGTAGAATACATTTAGATGCTTGTAATAGTGGATCACAATTCACTTCAGCAATTACTGGAGATCTTTCTGGATGCTTAGCAACAAATGTAATTCCTTCGTTTGAAGATAACAGACAAGTTAGAAAGGATGCTTACTTATTAGTAGCAGAGAGAGCTTTGGAGTTATGTAAGAAGAAAATATCTAAGGCTGGAGATAGAAAGACTAAACAGATGTTTGAATTCTTTTATGAATTACTAACTACCAATGGAAGAAAGATTTGTAAGGTGCCAGTAATGGTTTCTAATTATGGTGGAACGATGGGAGGAAGAACTGAGATTCTTTGGAATATGTTTAGAGAGTTGAAGGTAGATAGAAAATGGATCACTAAGAAAGTTGCAGCACAGTTTAGTAAGTTGATAGGAGATTCAATTACTGGAACTCTTAAAGGTGGTAAGGCATTTGAAACTTATATTCACAAGATGAATAATTTAGTTGCTATGAATAATAGACACGTTGAATGGACTACAAGTGATGGGTTTAGAATTGTGCATGTTAAGAATAAAGAACTAAAACCTAAACAAGTAACAGTGATGCTTCCAGCATCAAGAAAATCTACTGTCATCATCAAGAGAAGATGGAGCGACAGTGTATCAGTTGCTAAGATGAAGTTGGCAATTAGTCCTAATTATATACATTCATTAGATGCAGAGTTGCTTAGAAGAGTTGCTTTGAGAATGAAGGAGGAAGGAATTGTTGATTCAGATTGGATACATGATTCATTTGGATGTCATCCAAACTATGTTGAGTTGATGTTAGACATAACGAAAGAGGAGTTTGGAGATTTAGTTATGAGGGATCCTTTGAGTGTACTTGATAGTGAATTGAGATCTCAGATGATTATGAATGATAAGACCATAGATGGATTGTCTCAGTGTGACATTCCAAGATTGAACGAATTCGAGATGAAGGATATTGAAAAGGTATGGACTTCAGATTGGTTCTTTAGTTAATATACAATATACGTTATCGGGCAGGTGACGTTTTAAAATTAGGCTCTACAGAAATGTAGGGTCTTTTTTTTGTTTTTTTTAAAAAAATAGTTGCTCATATATATTAAAAGAGTATCTTTATGACGCAGTAAGGATATCTAATTTTACTCTGTTAAGTATCAGAGGATTAGTTAACCTTCATATAATAGAAGATAAAGTCGTTTTGATAAAACAAATGACCGTTTATCAAATAGTTTTTTTATCTTAAAAATTCTTAGAGCAATAGTGCTCGAACAATATTGAAAATAAAATTATGTCATACAAAGACAAGTTAAAATTAATAATTGTTGTAGGAGTTATGCTGTTGAGTTTAACTAGCATCTCTGCACAAAGTAAGTTTAGTATGTATACTCAATCAAGTGTACTAAATTTTAATAGAGCAAGTTTTGCTCTGGATGTTAAATACAAATTGAATCCCAAATATACTATATCAAGTTGGTCAGCAATGACTCTTGGCAATACTATACAGATGGGTGGAGATTATAAAACTACAAATGTTTTGTTGAACTATTCTTCAAACAATAATAAAACAACTCTTAGTAGTGGAGTATCTCATTTGAATGTACCTCAATGGAATAGAGGAAGAACTGAATTTGTAATTAAGTACAGAGTAAAATTATTTTAATATGGCATACACAAGAAGTCAATATAAATTTGCAACATCAGTTAATCTGAAACAAACTTGCAATAATTTATTCAAAGGTAATCATATTTTGAATCTAGGATTACTTTTAGCAAGTGCCTTATATCTAATTGCTTTTGGATATGATGGATTAGTATTTGCTTTAAACATTGGATCATTTACATTCTTCTTATATAGATTTGTACTTTCGTTAGTAGGTCTAAGAGGAGATACAGAATCAGATCTTAAAGTAGAATATTCAAAAGATCTTCCAAAGTATTGTGTATTACTTCCAATGAGGAATGAACCTATTCCAGTAGTACAAGCATTAGTAAAAAATATGCAGAAGCTAAATTATCCAACTGACAAATTAGATATAGTCATGTTGGTTGATATAGACGATGATTACTTGGATAGCATTAAACAATTAGATATACCTAGTCACTTTAGAATACTATCTAGCGAAGCTACGTTTCCATTTACTAAGCCAAAGGTTTGTAACTTGGGATTGATAACTACAGATGCTGAATTTGTTACAGTATACGATGCAGAGGATGCTCCTGATCCAGATCAGTTGTTGAAGGTGCTTTATAAATTTAAAGATGAGTCTGTGTCATGTGTTCAGTGTAGATTGAATTACAATAACAAAAGACCTAATTGGTTAGCTAAATTCTTTAACCTAGAATATCTAACTTGGTTCTCTATGACAATAGTTGGACTCGATAAGGTACAAGGACAGAATGCAGTTATTCCTTTAGGAGGAACTAGTCAACACCTAAGAGTTAAAGAGCTCATTGAGATGGGAGGATGGGATGCAGTTAATGTAACTGAAGATTGTGACTTAGGAATAAGATTAGCAAGACAAGGAAAGAGAACTGTAATAAGTGACTCAGTAACTCAAGAGATTGCTGTAGAACAATTAAAACATTTTATTCCTCAGAGAACAAGATGGCAAATGGGATTCATGGTAACTTACATCAATCAATGTAAGACTCCTATCAAGTTGATGAAGGAGTTAGGATTTATGGGTATGATCCATTTCTACTTTAGTATCTTTGGAAACTTTATTAATCCATTGATCACTCCTTTACTATTTATTATATTCATTAGAAGTTACTTCTTTGGATATAGTGGAGAGACATTTTTAGAAGTGCTTCCTTGGATAACATTAGTAGGTAACTTTATATTGATAGTAGCAAGTCACTTGATAGCTTCACTCAAATATCAGAATGGAAAGTTTTGGTACATGAGTATTCTACAGCCTTTCTATTATTTAATTCAAGTAGTAACTGTTCACAGAGTAGTATATAAATTAATCACAGCTCCTTACAAATGGGAGAAGACAGCTCACGTAGCTGAAGAAGAAGAATAAAACTTAGAGCAATATTGCTCGCACAATCCATTTAAAACTAAACAATGGAAAATAGTAAACCAGTAAAAAAGACAGTAGTAAAAAGAAAACCAAGAAAAAGATTCATTGCAGTGAATGTTTGGCAGAAGAAGTTTGGACCAGTATCAGAGAGAGCTGTGTATGATGTCTATGCTCAGAAGTTCAATGTAGAGCTTCACAACATGAAGAAGTATTCTTTTACACATTGTGTTACTGCACTAAGAAAATTAGAAACAGATCTATTAGATTCACAAGAGGAGTCTATTTAACATTAACTAAATAAAATAAATATGTCATTCAATATTCAAACTCATCGAGAGTTGACACAAATAGAGACAAGGCAAGATGTCGGATTAGGGATCATGCGTTGGGGAAAGGATAATACTTTCCCACAGACATTAATTAATGTCATCCAACAATCTCCATCAGCAAAGACAGCTATAAGTAGAACTGCAAAGTTTTATAAAGGAGCAGGCTTTGATGGAGAGAATGAAATAATTAATGCATATGGATTGACTTTGAAAAAGTTAGTAGGGATCCTTGCAGATGATTATGCAAACTTTGAAGCATTTGCACTTCAATTGAATTATAATCTAAAAGGACAAGTTACTTCAATGAATCCAATTAGAATAGCTACATTAAGATTTAATGAGTTTGATGAATTGAACTATGCATCGAAGGTTGGGTATCATCCTAACTTTGGAAGAAATAGTGAAGTAGTCAAAAGTATTGATTCAACTGTAGCAGCTGGAGATATCAAATGGTTTAATAGATTCAATCCTAAAGCTGTTGAAGCTCAGATTGAAAAAACCAAAGGAGGTATTTCAAATTACTTAGGACAAGTACTTTACTTTAGTGAAGCAGGACATTCATCTTATCCTATTCCACCATTGCAATCAGGAATCAATTATGTACTTTCAGATGTAGAGAATTCTATATTAGTAAGAAAAGAAACATCAACTGGATTCATTAACACTTATATGTTAAAGACTACAATGGACTCAGAAGACTCAACTTTGATAGCTTTAGAAAGAGCAATCGAAGAAGCACAAGGTGCAAGAGGAACTGGGAAAGTAATTACATTCTCAGGATTAAGTCCTGAAGAAGTATCAACTACACTACTTGAAGAAATGGGTGGTGGTGGAGCTGGATCGAAAGCAATTATCGAATCAGCAAGAATGGCATTTGAATTAGACAGAGAAGTAATTACTGGAGCATATTTGATCCCACCAGCATTGGCAGGTATTGATCAAAAGACTGGTCTTAGTGGAGCTGATCTACAAGAAGCATATTATGTGTTCAATGCAATTACTCAAGGTGGTAGAGATGCTATCGAAAGTGAATTGAATAATGTACTAGCTAATTCTATATTCAAAACCCAAGATGTATCAATCAAGAAATTATCTTTAGACGTTCAAGAAGAACGAATGGAGGGAGAAGATAATGAGGAGATGTTAACTAATAAATCAGAATAACTATGTATGATGTAAGTTTAGAAAGTAGATTGATATCTTCTGACATTGCTGACATGATGCAAGATTATGTTTCGATTCAGTTAGATATAGACAACACAAAGATTAAAGCAGCAGCTCTAGTAGCTCAAGAAATAGATATAGCAAGAGTAATTACAAAAGCCAACTTGGATAGAGTAATTGATTTAGATATTTATGATGAGACTATTCCAGATGCTGATTTAAGTCTTAGAGCATTGTTGGTGGCACCTTGGTGTTACTATACATATGCAAGATGTCTTACAATGTTCCAAGGAACATTCACAGACTCAGGTTATGCTGTTGAAGCAGAAGCCACAGATAAAGATGCTGCTAAGGCTGTAGCACAAGAAATGAAAAGTATAGGTGACAGTTTTATGTTACTTGTTACTGAATTCCTCACAGCAGAGGATGAAAGTACTTTAGCCGATGATAGCAAACTAGCTCCAAGAATCCGAGTAATGGGAGGAAAGGAGAATAGGGCATCTAATTAGTATTCTACTCAGTAGCATGGTTGGCACATTGACATCATCCGATGCATGTGTGGAGGTTCGATTCCTCCACTACTAACTAAATGCAAAGTAATAGTACTTTGCATAATTTAATTTTAATTATTATGAGAGAAACAGAAGCTCTTTTAAAACTAGTGGTATCAATATTGACAGCCATTATTCTTTTCCCACTTACATTAGTTGTAGGAGTGTTGAGAATAATCAAATCAATCTTATCCATAATAGAAAAAACAATCTTAGCATTCATAAAGAATGTAAGACAAGAACTAATAAAATAATAACAATGGCAAGATCAATGAAAAATAGCAAACGAAAGGAAGCTAAGCTTTTGGAAACGAGAGCAGAATTTGTTAGAGCAGCTTTGGATGCAGGACACATATCGAGAAAGGATATATGTAAGGCAACTGGAATACAACTTCATGAGTTAGCTAATCTATTTACACTAGACAGAAAAGTGTATGGAGAGTATGTAGTGAGAAGAAAGACTATTTCAGATATAGCATCTGATAATATTCTTGACATAATAAATGATCCAACTCACCCACAACACTTTCAGGCATCTAAGTACATTTTAACAACATACAAATCAGATTTGGATGAAGTACTTGAGAGTCAAGATTCAGAGGCTATGAACGTATCTATAGGAGGAGCAAGTAAAGCATCCCCAATAGTAATTAAGTTCGGAGATAGCGAGTAGTAATTATTAAAACACAAAGATGGGAAGACCTAGAAAAGTAGAAGCGGCACCAATCGAATTAAATATCAATCCAACATTCAAACCATTATTTATGGATGAAATGGATATGCCTAGATACTATCAATTATTTGGTGGAAGGGGATCTGGTAAATCGTTTGTAGCTGCTTTGGCTATGGTTCAATTAACCTACAGTAAATATGAACACAAGATACTTTATCTAAGACAGACAATGGCATCTTCAGATGATTCGGTTGTAGCTGATATAAAAGCTGCAATAAGATTAATGAATGCAGAAGCTGACTTCAGAGAAAGTAAAGGAACGATCACAAACATTACAACTGGAGCAACAATTTCTTTTAAGGGAATAAGATCAAGTGGATCAGCAACTGCAAAGTTGAAATCTTTATCTGGAATCACAACTCTAGTAGTTGAGGAAGCAGAGGAGGTAGAATCGTTTGAAGAATTCTCTAAGGTGGATGAATCAATTAGGATTGCAGGAAAGCCATTAAAGGTTATTCTTATTTACAATCCAACATCTGCATTACAATCTTGGATCCACAAAGAATGGTTCATAGATGGAAGACCGATGGAAGGAAGGAGTGATACAATTTACATGCACTCAACTTATTTAGATAACGTTACCAATCTGAATCCATCTGTAGTAAAAAGATATCAAGATCTTCAGGAAAGTAATCCAACTTACTATCTTAATACAATTATGGCTGAGTGGACTTTAGAGACTGCTGGTAGAATGTATGCTGGATGGGGAATGTATCCTGAGCTAGAACAAGAAGGAGATACTTGGTATGGATTAGATTTTGGTTATGGTGGTAAAGATAGAACCTCAATGATTAAGATTACTTGGATTGATGAAGTGTACTATGTTGAACAAATGTTCAGTGAGTCCAAACTTTCAATTAGAAGAACTCTTACTAAGATGAGAGAATGTCAGATACCATTCAATGCAAAGATATATGCCGATAGTGCTATGCCATTACTTATTGATGAGATAAGAAGAGGTGGTTACAGAACAGTAAGAAAAGCTACTAAAGGAAATGTTGAAGCAGGGATTAAGAAGATTCAGAATAAGGACATAGTATTAATAGGAGATCAGTCAACACATTTGTTTCATGCTTACATGACATTTGCTAGAGACAAGAATGGAAAACTTCCTCACGAGCCAGATGAATTGGCTGCAATGAGATATGGAATTAATTCTAAGACTCCAACTAAGAATCCTGGAAAGAATAGACCAGTAAGAGCAAGAAGAAGAAAAGGCTTCTTATAAACATATCAAAACAAAAAAGACTTAACCATTAAACGTTAGGTCTTTTTTTTGTTTACATTAATTTTAAAAACAAATAAAGAATGTTAACTTCGGTTGGGGTAGAGAAGGAGTAGGATACAATCAATGTAGAATTGCTACAAATATATCCTCTTCTACTTGGTATGCAGTTTATGTAGCTCACAGTGGAGCTAGATACAGTGCAGGTAATGCTACAGCTACTAATTTATCTAATGCTTTTGACATTAGAGTTATGAGTAGTGCAGATTCATTTGCTTCATTAAGTAGTAATTTATCTACCACTTCTAATTGGAATCAGACTGGAGTCAGAATGTCTAGAACCTTTGCTGGAGAATTTACAGTAGGAGGTAGAACAACTAGTTATAGCTTTAGAGGTAAGGTAGCTTCTATGTTAGTACACGCTTTAAGATGTGGTGTAGCTATGCCTGATGCTACTGAGATTAAGTTAATAATTACAGACCCTACTAAATGGGAGGCTGATTACTTAGTAGGTAATCCATATAGACGACCATATTATTCAGGAGACACATCCAACTATAGTAAAGGATATGGAAGTCAAGCGTTTTCCTCAACTCAGATGTGGCTGATGGGAGACGGTGTTTCTGACACATTCCCTACCATTAGGAATAATCAAAGACCTGTTCTTACTGGTTACACAACAATGGATATGCAAAATATGGTATCTAACGATATT